TCTGTGTCCTTCGGTACAAACTCCCTAGTGCCCCAAGTTATCACCTCCTTGGTGGCAAGATTCTTCATAGTAATACAAAGAATCTCCTCCTGACACGCCTCTACTGAGGGGAATCCATTGTCACAACCAACTTCGATGTCAATCGTATAGATCTTCATCGCGTTCATGTCGAAACGAATCTCATCAGGGAATTTCTCAGCGATAAACTGATACACGAACCTGTCATATCCATGCACTTCTAACCCACCAACGTCAGTATACTGATCGATAAACTTACGAGCATCCCTAGCACCATCAAAGCGTTTAGGATGAGCATATCTACCATCAAGAGTCTTGAACTTAGACTCTTTGTTCTGATTGTCAGGTACAAAGTACAGGGTAGGACGTGACTTCTCTCGATATTCAACGGGTTCTCCGTTTTCGTATCCCCGATAAAAGATAACATCACCGAGTAGAATGACATCCGTGTAAAACTTCATCAACTAACCATCGATTTATACTGATCCACCAGAGCAGTGGATGGGTCTAGTATAGTAAAGATCAGGTCTAATGTCAAGAAGACATCTCGTTGGTCTGTATGCAGAGGATACTCACTGAGAGTGCCATCAGGCGCTACTCGATAGCAACCTTCAAGTAGTAGACTCGGTTCCTCGTCCAGTTCCGTCAGCGTCCCCATCAGGTACGTGCTCGGATCGTTCTTCAACAACAGTAATTTCAGCATTGGTAGCATTAAGTTCGTTATATTTTTCGATCACTTGATCGATAGGGTTGTAAATGAATGTTACAGATGGGAGAGGCAGATAGATGTGCGGACTCTTAGAGAAAGGCACATATGGTTGGAACTCAATATCGATCTGATCCATAGTTTTAGGTTCCTCATCGTATGAAGGTTCTTCAAACAGGTTATGCTTCGCTTGAATCACAACAGTATATGGTTTGTCCAACTTGTACGCGAGTGGTGGACCTTCTCGGTCATCCCTCATCTCATACACATCAGCGATCACGTCCTCGCCGTTTTGCATTCTTACGATTCTTACGCTCATAGTCTTTCTCCATCAAATTTTCATAAGTGTACTTTACCATATCAGTAAAGGCGCGTCTAGCAGTAATGTTCTTTTCATCAGCAAGGATGTGAACATACTGCATGAATTGATCCATCTCCTCAGGTGCAATGTCAAGAGTAAGTGTCTCACTCTTTTCAGCATAGGCAGGGCATAGATTTACATACATGTTCATAGGTTACCTCAAACAAAAAGAGACCCCGTGAGGTCTCTTTGGTTGTGTATTATATAGGTCAGTTAGTAGTCATCGTTTCCACCATATCTGATACAGATCTTTTTGTTTTCTGGTGATGACCTACACCATTGTTTCACATAAGCATCTGCATCCTTATCCATTGTAAAGTGAGCATGGTTATGTAATGCCCCTATCAAGGCTATCATCCCCAGTAGTGTGAGGGAGGTCAGCGTTCCTGGATTCGTTATGAAGTTTAGAAACAATTTCATAAACCTTTAATTTCTGGTGGTCTGGAATGATTCTTTGTAATTCTACCACAAGCATTCCATTATTGAAACTGACTGTGCCAATTTCTACATCATCTGAAAGGTTGAATCCCCTAGCAAAAGTACGAGTGGAAATGCCTCTGTGTACATAGTCCTCCTCACCTTTATTCTTTGGTGCAATCGATCTGATTAAAAGAACATTACTTTCAGTAGTAACTTCAACCTCCTCTGGTGCCCACCCCGCCAGTGCTAATTCAATTCTCCATTTAATACTGGATTCCTGGACAATATTATATGGAGGGTATGCTTCATTAACACTTCCCATTCCGTAGGAATGTAATCGATAAAACAGATCATCAAATCCTACTGAATATTTTTCCGCAGCATCTACCACGGCATTAAGATCTTTCGTCGTGAACTTTCTAAGTCCCGTCATTGGTATTCTCCTAGTTAAAGCGAGTTTTATTGTGTGATCCCCGAAGGCAATCAGGTTTATTTAGACAGGTTTGTATCACAGCGCACGTTCGGTTATCCCCAAAAGGGGGCAATGCATAAATAGCAAGAGACACCTTTACCAGACAAGAATGAAAAATTTCATCTCTGTCGTTATGCTATTGATGACCGCAAGTGCAGCAAATGCAGGCGGAATTGTATCAAAACATGCTACTAGTGTTCAACTAACTGTTGACTCTGCTAGAACACAAGCAACAAGGATTGGTTCTTCATTTAGTATCTCTGGTACAAACATTGATACCACAGATGGCACAACTGCTGGCACAGTATCTGCTGGCACCATCACCTCTGGAATCTATGCACCTGGCACTATTTCTGCGACACAGAATACCTCAGGTTCTGCGTTCTCATTCAGTCAGTCGTATACACAGGGTGATACAGTCCCAACTGCTGCTCCTACCGTAGGAACTGTTCCTAACTTCTCAAATACTACAAGTTATACAGCAGGAACTGCTGGTACATTAGCAGGTACCATTACCTCTGCTGGTGTACTTACGGTGACTGCTGGTGGAGCGGGTACGACTGCAACGGGACAATACGTGTCTGAGATTACTGTTATTGACTGAGGATAAGAACAATGAATATCATTCGTTGGTCTGTCCTAAGTATGGTGGGTGTAGGTGTCACACTTGCTCCTGCCATGGCGGTCCCCGTGGTTCCAAACTTCACTCAGGGAAGTATGTCGAGTCACACGGAGACGACTCAGACCATAACAGAGACGATAAATAGCATGGACTACAATACTGGGTATCAGTATTCTGCTACTGGTTCTGGTGTCAATGCATCGGGCAACCTCTCCCCAGGAACAGGTGCTAGTAATGTAACTATTAATGGAGTGACTTCATCATGGACAGGTGTAGCAAGCAAGCCATCGTTCACACAGACAACACCAGGAGCAGCGTTTCAGTTCACAGAAACTTATCAAGGACCTGGTTTAAGCAATCAAACAATTATTCAGAGGGTGACAGAGGTCACAAGCGTAACCGATACCACAAGTATCTTCTCGCAGTAACATTATTATTTACTAATCCTTCTTATGCTGAAACTATTGGTGGTGTTTCTGCTACTGCTTCTCCTGTGGCTAACAGTTCAGGCTCCGTTACAAACCAGGCTATACAAGTCCTTCAAGGACCATACATTACAAACACATATGGTGGAGGGATACAGTGTCAAGGTCCCACTCGCAACTTCACTCCCTATGTAACAGGAAGTGCTTCTGCTTCTAAACCATACGAACCATTCTTTAATGACCCAGTATACGATGTCACCGATAACACTGGTGCATTCGATGATGATGGGAAACCTATTCCAGATGGTCGTATTGATAATCCAGGAGATATTCTATTCACTAAGAGAACTAGAACAGGGCAGAAAGATAATTACAGTTTAGGTGTAGGGTTCTCTATGACATGGAGCACACCCATAGATAAAACTTTACAGGATCTGTGTAAGAAAGCAGCAACTACACAGATTGAATTAACTAGTCAGTTAACTGCCAATAAAAGATTAGACTTTGAGATAGCTCGTTTAAAGAATTGTGGAAATTTAATGAAAGAAGGAATCAGTTTCCACCCCAGAAGTCCTTACTATAAAATATGTGCTGACGTTGTGGTGCAAAATGTAACTACTGTCAAGCAACATCGTCACTCTATCCCTTCGGTTTCAGTGCCGACTTCAATACCCGTATCGCCTCATTCCGATGACGCTGCTCTACTTGGCGCTCCCTTAGAGACAAGACCTTAACTTTCTTACCACGAATAGCAGCAATCTTTTTAATAACTTTCTTAATCGTTGGTTTGACTACTTTCAATAGTATGTCTGCCAACGGTTTTGCTAGTAGTGCTGATGTAGTGGCGATGACAGCAATACCACCCACCTGCATAACCTGTCCACCACTAGGTAGACCAGCAACAATTTGTGTGGGGAGTCCTACTGATTCTGTTATCTGAACACATGTCTTATCGATGAGTTCATAACCAGTAACTCTCTTTCTAAATCCTTCTACTAATGTTCCAACAGGTTCCTGTGCTACCTGAACCTTTGTAGGACATTCTATTTTGGCAGTAGGTGCTGATGGTGGAGGTGGTGTCTTTGTGTCTGCTTGTGGTGGTTTAGGTTTATCTGGTTTGGTACCACCCACAGCAGGTGGACCAGTCATAATCATCTGTTCAGGTTCAAACTGAATAGGATTAAAACTAGGATACCCAGAATCGCAGTACGTGACCAAACCGTTTGCATCGTCTATACTTACCTGATTGTTTTTTGAATTATTAGTTTCATGTGCCTCCACACATCCAGGTATATTAATAACAGGAACACCGATATTAATAGTGGCGGGTGAAGACACATATAATGTAGCGGATGGATCATTAAAATTCCAAACGGGTATTTCAATCCGTTTGATATTAATATTATCCAACCTTATTTCACGGATCTCCATCAGAAGGGCAAGACTCCACCAGTTGCAGATGGGGCAGATACACCAGGAGCAGGAGCACCAGGAATAACACCACCAGTTGCACCAGGTAACTCAGGAACATCTGGCATGAGACCACCAACCAGACCAGGCAATGCGCCTACGACTGCTTCTGTTGCTGCCTTTGTTGCTGCTTGTGTAGCACTCTCAATGAGAGCATCCTTTTGAACGTAAAGATAAGCACCACCCCCTAGGATAGATAAAGAAACTAGACCAGATAACAACGCAATACCGTTAATCAATTTTTGCATCTTTCTTCTCCAATGTAGGTGCTTGTTTTGATTCTTCCTTCTTCTTAGAAGGCATCACCCCGAAGGTTGCTAACGTTCCAGTAAACACACTAGCAATAAAAGTTGGATCAATGTTTTTTTGAGGAACGCCAGGAACAGTTACATAATTAAGGGTCAGAATTGCTGCTGACCATCCAAGAATTATAACTCGGACGAGAGTTGATACACCCTCATCCGCCCACTCAAATTTGTTTTCCTTTTTGGCTTCCTCTTTCTTTGGATTTGAGTCCATAGGTAAAGAGTAAGGCCCTTCTATTTATGTAATACATCATTCCCGATGACTAAAAAATCAATATCTTTTTTGGAGAACAATTCCTTTGCTTCCCACATAGAAGATGCAATAGGATTACCCCCAAGATTTAGTGATGTATTCAACAATACACTATCACCAGTAAGTTCTTTATACTTTCTAAGTAGTTGAGCGTAACAATCATCACCCTCAACTGTCTGAACTCTACATGTATTATCAATATGTGTCACAGATTGAAGACCCCTATCACAAACATCAACCGATACATTCATCCAGGGCATAGATGCACCCTCAGGTACGTCAAAGTGCCTTGGAGCGTCTTCTCGTAGGACTGATGCACCATACGGGCGGAAGTTCTCACGATGTTTTACTCTGCTGTTTAAAACATCCTTCATGTTTGTGAGTCTAGGGTTGGCAAGAATACTCCTATGACCTAACGCACGAGGTCCAATCTCACCATGACCTTGATACCATGCAACAATGTTACCTGCTGCTAACTCCTCAGCAACTATTTCGATAGTGCCATCATTAACTTCCTCAGGTGCTTCATCTTCCTGCCAGAATGGGAATCCAGTAGCATCAAATTCTTCTAAATGATAGTGCTGTCTAAGGAACTCTACTGCACCAATAGACAATCCACAATCATTTGCATGTGGAATAGTATTAATCTGCTGTCCTCTCTCAACAATACGCCCATTGAATACACAATTAAGTGCCACACCACCAGTGAGACCTACTAAGTTTTCACCACCAACATAGTCTGCTAGTTTAATTGCTGTGCTCTCATGAACAGTGCGTAACCAATTGATATCAAAACTTTCATCCCACTTGCGAGTCCATTGATCAAAGTTCCAAATAGTTTTAACCTGATCAATAGAAAATTGATCAAGGAATTTCAAATACTTATAGTCTATGAGACCATATGCTGCTAGTCCCATGATCTTACCAGCAAGATCTAAACCATGTGGGGTCACATCTTTCAGTCCTAAGGTAGCACCCACCTTCGCCATCTCAATACCGATAGATCCATTAGTGTGTACATCATGTGCAACTGTAAGTTTTCCATTCTTAAACAAAGAGTGCGATCGATCGTTACTACCATAACCATCAAACACATAGTTAGTATCTGGAATACCTACTGGCCATTGCGAAAGCACATGCGCCCAGTGATGATCTATTGCAAATGTTTTACAAGGAAATCCAATGTCTATCTCACGATATAATTCACCCTCAGCAAAGGTTACTTGATCGCTAACGATACACAGAGCATCAACTTCATTGATATGCACACCTAACTCGTCAGTAAGGTCTTGCCACTGCCACGTATTGTCTAGTCCATGGTGCTTGATATGAAAATATCTCTCCGTGGAGAGATACTTTACTTTGGTTCCATCAGTGTAACAAATGTTAGAGTCGTGATCTTCGACTCTCAATCCAATAAATTTCATTTAGCAATCATCACAATGTTCTTTGCTCCATTTTTTGCGAACTTTTTTCAATTCTTTCAGTTCAATCTTGATGTTAGCATAAGCAGTTTCGGCGTCTAATTTCTTTGCCATTTCCATGGCACAGATCATACTCACACGATTCCCAAAGAGTTGGATTGCTTTGTCATAACAGTCCATTTGATCATACATGATTAAGATTCAACAGCGACTCTCTTTTTACCAATATTATACTTGCTTTCAAGTATCCAGTCTTGCTTATCTTTGTAAGAAAGAACTTTGATTTGGTTTAACGGTGCAATCTCGACTAGTTCATCTGCTTGGAAGTTTACTAGACCCCAATCAAACAACAATTTGGCAATACGATTTCTTCGTTCGATATCATTCTTAGTAATGTTTGCTGTTTTACCATCGAGAGCAAACAACTCTTTAAAATGAACGATGTAATACTTTCCTTTCTTATGCAGAATATGACAGGATTGATATAGTTTACGATCTTTACGTGATGCCACACCAATTCGAGTTAGAGTCTCGCGCACTTTCAAAAAATCATCAGGTTCTTTAAGTGCAACTTCCAACATCATATCCTGAGACCAGGTGATCTCTTCACTAGTCATCTTGAATTTCCTCCAACATTTAATTTAGTTTTGATGACTTCCAACTGATCCTTGTTGAGCAGTTTCAGGGCATCTCTCGCCTTGTCGGTGCTGTATCCGTAGAACTGTTTTACTAGTTCTAGATCATTTTCTGCCGTGTATTTGTTCCAAGGCGCAAAGCGTTTGGATTTCCTAATACTATGTAGGTAATAATTATATTGCATATCATTATCCAATTCAT